AAAATGTCTGCGGGGCAGTTCCTGGGGCAGCAATCCATGTGACTGCCGTTCCGCTTTCCGTATCAACTACAACCGCCGCGCCGACCGCGACTACAATATCGGTTTTCGGGTGGTGTGCGACAATTAGCCGAGTAATTTTAGTTATTAGTTATCAGTTATTAACCACAAATCAACAGAGGTAATTATGTTTCAATTAATCTTTGCAGAAGAAGATAAAGATGGCAATCCTAAACACCAAACTTTTACTACCGGGGCTATTATATACAACAAAGAAGGAATACTCCAAGAGTATTCTTGCAATATAAATACAGAAGATGATGTTACCAAAATTTTTGAGTATTACAATCGACGAGACAAGTTATTGTATTTTGAAGCTATATGTGTTGAGACTGGTCAAGTTATTAAACTAAAGTAGTAAATCAACGGGAGTAATTATGCTATCATTTCAAGAGTTTCAAGAACAAGTTTTAAAAGTTTTTAGTTCAAGTGAAAAAGAGTGTAAGTTTTGGAAGAGTTACTCAAGTTTCTCGGCAGATATTAATTATCATGGCGTAGAATATGTATCTTTTCAGGTAAGATACATAATAGACGAGAAAGACTGCAATTGCGGGCAGTGGTTTATTCAAAAAACTTACACGCAAAAATGTAAGACTTTTTCGGATTCCTTAACTCAAGGCATAGAAACTATTGGTAAACAAACCGCAAAATGTATTAACGATGAGTTACAACTTTTTTCAGAACTTAAGATGTATTAACGATGAGTTACAACTTTTTTCAGAACTCAAAAAGGATGGAGAAACGTTAAATTTAAAGAATTGTTTGAGTCTTTAATGATAAATTAATATCTCACCACGAGACATAAGAGTTGACTATCCGTAATCGGTTAGTCTAAAGTTGCTATAATAGCTGTAAGTTATCCTTACAGCTATTTTTTAATGATTAACTGGAATCTAGGAAGACAATTAGCCATTGAGTCTTTTAATGAGATGGTGTCCGAGTTTGCCCAAGAGATTAACTTTCAGGTAGAAGATACTAAATGGAACTGGCCACGGGAGACTGTACGAAAAAATGGTAGTGTAGTTGGCTCACCTCGGGACATTGTAGATACAGGTGAGCTAAAAAATAGCCAATTTATTGAAGATGTATCGGATACCTATAAAGTAATCGGTTACACGGCTGATCATGCCGCTCTTGTCCATGAAGGGTATCAAATAGAGCGTAACGATGGGACGGTGACAGATGTTCCCGCCCGACCTTTTATCGACACGGCTATAGAAGACTATAATCCAATTGAGGCTTATAGTGAAATCTTAAAGGAAAAATTAAATGAGTGAATCAGAATTAAGAAATATTTTATTAGGTATTAGAAACAATTTAAAGATACTTATCGGCGCTGACTTAGGTAAATACGAAATAACAAGCCCTACAGGGCAAAATTTAAAAGAAATTGATGCTATTTGGGTAGAGCCTCCTGAATTACCCCCTAACTATAAAGTAAAACCTAATAGCGGCATCGAAGCAATTATTCAAAGAGAGCCTAATCCTTATCACGAAAATTTACTAGGATATACCGTAGGTATAAATAACTATTACATTACCCTAAAACAGTACAATCTAGAGAAATCCCTAACACCGGTGATTGAAAGGCTTAAATCTTCTCGCTACTGGAATTTTCTAGATCAGCCTCGCTTAATTCCCTATACCAAAACTTCTGAGGGGATTATCAGACCAAAAGCGACCTTTAAAATCACTACTGCTAGACTTCTAGACTTCTAGAGTACACATTTACTAATCTTTTATAGTACAATATAACTAGAAAAGTTTAGTCAGTGATTAGAATGTCGAATCAAATTCTAGAATTAAATCGGAGTGACAACCTCACCCCTAGCCGTGATACGCGATTTTTTATCTCTAGCCCTTATGGTTTTGGAGAGGAACCTTCCACACGAGTAGCCGATTTAGGTGGTGCAATCGTCTTAGGTGATTCCACTCTTACCGTGGCAACTGGGGGTTTTGGCCGAATTTTATATGCTGGCACTTTAATTTATGTGGGGACTGCCGGTGATTATGTAATTGTCCGAACAAAAACGACAACGCTAACTCAGACAGCAATCCAGATCGAACCTTCCAAAATTGCTGCTGCCCTTGCGACTCCCGCTCAAAAATGCACGATTAAATCCTGGGTTCCTTTTGTGAGTGCCAAGACCTTTAACGTTGACACCTCCTCTACTGAGGTTACTGATTCCGTCTTTGGTGAAAGGGCGGTGGAGAAATTTATCTCCGAAATCATGAGTACTGGGTCGGTATCGGGTCCGCTTGTATTTGGTGATCCTGGATATGAAATCATAAAGGCCGCAGAGCAAAAAGGTGATCGAATTTACCTTGAAATTGTCTATATGGGACAGCGCGGCGGCTTAGGTTTTCAGACAAATGTTAGCCAAAATGTTAGTGGTGAAAAAGGTAATTTCCTACAAGGAAACGTAACTCTAACTATTAGTGGCAATGTGTTTGATATTAAACCGATGGCAACGTCGCCATTCTCTCCTAATGTAGCTGATGACCTCAATTAAAATAGTTAAACTCCTTGTTGATGAAGACCAAGAGGTAATGTTAGTCAATTCTAGAATAATCAATAATTACCTCTGGTTTTCTTTCGGTACGTTTGATCGAGAAATAAGCCAACAAGAAAAGATATTAATCGAGCCACCAGACGGAACAAAAAATCAAAAAAGAATACAGGTATCTGTAACCCTCGATCCTCTGTGGCTCAATACTGAACAAAGTGCAAAAAGAAATCAAAAGGTAAAAATAAATGGAGAAGTTAAGCGTATTGGGTAAATTGAAGTTTAATGAAACATTCTTTTTCCCTTTAAAAAAAGAATGGATTTATTACATTCAAGACAATGATGCTTTATTGGAAAAGATAGACGCAATTGTTACAGAAGAAAATGAAGAGATTGGTATCAAGTTTTTAAAAAGGTACGGGATTAATCCAAAGGAAAATGAAACAGTCAAGAAATACTTAGAGGCACGGGAAAAAGCTGACAAAGCTTATCTTGAGAAAATTAAAGCTATCGGGCAAAAAACGGGACTATCCACTGCTGAAATTGAAGGAGTAGTAGTTAACGACGGTTCGATCCGAGAACGAATTGAACAGGTCATGGTTGATGCCCTTGACGGGGTAAAATCTGACAGCGTAGAACAAAAAGTAGAAACCGCCGCTATCGTGCAGCAATCAATTTTAAGCAACCGTAAAAAAACAAGAGAACTAACAAGAGAATCTATAGAACTTGTAGAGCCTTATCTCGATGAATTAAACGCTTTATTTAAGGATCGGGAAACAACCTATGAAACTTACAGTAAAGCCTTGTTAGCTAACTTTCTAGGTAGTCCTCGACGGGTAGTTAAACTTAAAGATAAATCTTCTGTTGATTTCACCATACAAGACATTAATGATATGTCTCAATTTATGGTAGTAAAACTCTATCAAGACTATCTCTGGCAAGACATAACCCAGTGGCAAAACCCAGAAACTAAGAAACTGGAAGAAAAACCAGAATCAGAGCCAGCGGAGGATGACGAAAAAAACGAATAGATGACGCAATTAATGCACGGTTAGAGGCAATCGCTAATCCCATTAATTGGGAAGAAATCTATTACAAATGGTGTGCATGGGGATTATCTATCGAGGAGTGGGAAGATTGGCCAGACTGGTTAATCCTGAAAAAATATTCAGGGATTCAAAAAGTCAAATGTGAAGAAATTAATTCACTATCAGGTACGGTTAGTCAGATTGCTGCCATGGTTCACGCCTACCTAGTAGCACAATCTAAAGAAGGTTCTAAGTCACAAAGTCTTAATCCTAGTGATTTTCTGCCTTACCAGTTTAAAGAAAATAAAAAATATTTTCTTGATCAAGAAACCGCTCAAATCCTGTTAGAAGCTATGCAAGCTGGCCAAGTGCCAGTCTTCGCCACTCAGATAATAGTCGATTGCGGACTATACGACGAAATAATTCAATTAGTAGGGGAGAAAAGCTAATGTCTTTATCACTTGGTACTTTAGAAATCGGTCTAGGGCTAAATACATCTCAGTATGATGCCGGTATCAAATCGGCTAAAGACCAGCTTTCTTCCCTAGAGCAAAAAGTTATTACTCCCAAGGTCGATCACCGTCCGTTAGATGCCTTGAACCAGCATCTAACGGTTAAAGAGAATCATTATGATAAACTTAATAAAAAGATTATTGCTCCTAATGTCAATCACGTTGCATTAGAAGCATTAAACGAGTATTTAACTGTTACAGAAAAGCGCATCGATGAATTTAATAAGAAAGTCATTAAAGTTCAAGTTGATGACACAGAATTATTGGCACTTCAAAAACAATTAGAAGAAACTCTTGCTTTACAAAATCAAGTTATTGAGTCTTCTAAAGAAA